TTTACCTAATACTTCTGAAGCCCTATGCGCTTCTTGTACGTGACGCATAGTTGTTCCTGCTGGTTGTATTCCTTGTGCTCTTGCATCTCTATAAGCCTGCAATTCAGATGTCCACTTCTTATCTGAAATATCTCTTTTAGCATCTCCAGAGTTCATCTGAAGTCCCAAACCTTTACATCCAAAACATCCATCTATTGGAGTTGGGTGATGTTCCCAATGTTTCATATATCCCCTATGCTGCTACGAAGTTTGCTTCTGTTACTCCTATGTTAGCAGCAATCAATGCTGCCTTGGTCGTATCATTAACTATATGATTACGGCCACCAACGTAAAACTCTTCATATGATTCTACACTTGAATCTAATGGATAGCGACTAATTTTATATGTTCCACTTTGTTTTACTACAGAGATTCCAACATTTCTTTTAAAGAAATAAAATAAACGGTGTTTACCTATAGGTCCCTCTTCTACACTAGGTGTAGTAAATATGAAATCTGCCATTGTTCTCCTTAATGAACTTACTCCGTAGCAGGAATATTTCTACTCCTGCCACAGCGTCAATCAACTAAGCGATTGATGAACCTGATTCGATTCTGAATAGTGCCTCTTCACGGTAGCGAGCAAATCCTAATACGCCGTACCAACCCATTGGGCGGTGACGCATCAAGCGGTCAACTACTGGTCCGATAACTACGTGTGGCTCTTCGGCAACTGCCTCAGCCAACGCTTGCTGTCCTGCAACGATTGTGCGGTACACCTTTGCAGATGAAGAACCATCAGTTGCGTTGTACAAACGTGCGGACTCTACGAAGTATGCACCTTCGTAAGTTCCAATTTCTCCTGCCCAAATGCGGTCTTGTGAAGAACCGTATTGGTTAGGAAGTAGCCATCCTGCTGAACCTGTCTCTGCACGAAGGTCGTGTGAAACTTCTGGGTGAATACCAGTCCAGTATAATGAACCCTTGCGACCAACGGCTTTGTTAGCACGTAGTTTAGCAACGGCTCTGCGTAGGTTAGCAGATGAAATTGTTGCAGCAGCAGTAATTGTTGCTGTTGAAGTTGCAGTTGAACCTGAGTAGATTACGTTTGAACCGCCACGCAATGTTGTCATTGCTACGGAGTCAATAGAATCTGCAAGGTTGAATGCGATAATGTTTGCAATTGCTGGGTCAACATCTGCAAGAGAGAATAACTCTAATGCACGAGTTACCAACACTGAGTTACCGTACTCTGCAAGAGTAATGGTTACTGATGTTGGTGTTGACATTGCTACTGCATCTGGGTCAGTTGTCTCTGTCAGAGCAGTTGTTGCTGCTGAAAGGTCAACGTAACGTTGTAGAACAACGGTTGAACCAGGGATTGCTTGACGTGCTGGACGCTTATCTGCTACAGAACGAATTAGGGGTTCTGAACGGAGAGCGAATTCTAGAAGACGGTCATACGCCTTCTGGACTAGACCAGCACCACCAGCGGTTCCTCCTAAGGAACCTGAATCTGTTGATACATATGCCATATCGTCACCTCCAAGTGACTATGAACGGAATTATTGTGAGCGAAGTACATCCAACAATGCATCCATTGAATCTGCATTATCGATGCGAAGATTTAAATCCTCTGCTCGGTCTGGGGTCATAGCATTTTGGGTGAGTACATCTTGCTGCCTTAGGGCTGCTTTATCTACTTCACTTACTCTTGGCTCCTCTTTAGCAATTGTAATTCCGAATAAATCAGCGTTATCATCGAGCCAGTTATTCACTGTCTCCTCATTAACATCTTCTAAATCCTTAAGAACTAATCTTGCTGCTTTAAGGTTGACACCCTTCTTTTCTAGGACTTCTTTGACTGTACGCTCACGCTGCGCCTTGGATAAACCCTCAAGTTGCTCAGTGAGTTCTTTGATACGCTTCTCATCGTTGCGCTTAGCCTTCCGCAATTTTTTAAGTAAATCGCTTCCCTCTAATTGCACACCGTTGTCGGTATCTAGGTCGTCTTCGTCTTCATCCCAGTAGTTGTTGCTCATAGCAACCCACCCTTCTATTCGTTGTAGTCGCAAGCCTCAGATTCTGGTCGGGGAACCAGCCTGGCTCTTGCTATCGGTCTAGTACGCTATGTGAGGCCGATAGATTCACATAGGATTCTATTTAGAACTGACCTTTACCTGTTTCGGTAAGGCTAGTCTTTGTTAATCCAGATTGTCCTTTAAATCTGGCTTCTTCTTGCGCTGTTACAGACTCTCTTGCTCTCTTAGCAGATGCTAAGCCAAGGAATGCTTCTTGCTCTGCTTGAAGTCTTGTATAATCTTCTCCAGTAGATATGCTTGATAAGAACTCTGCACGAGGTGCAATACCCGCTACTGTTTGATAACCCTTACGAGCCTCTTCTTGAGTAATACCAAATGAAGCAAGTGCTTCAGCACCTAATGCTCCAGATGTTACATTTTCAAATCCTTTAGAAACTTCAGACATAGAACCAAGTCCAGTCTTTAGTCCCTGTATAGCAGCAGCGCCACCAATTTCACCAATCTGAACTTTACGCTTTAGCGCTGGTAGTCCTTCTGCTGGGTCTAATACCGCAGCAACAATATCTGATTGATTTAACATTGGATAATACTCTGCTAGTGCAGCCTTTGTAAATGGGTCAGCATTTTTAACTCTGTCTATTGCTAGACCTACACGGTCAGCAACTTCTGCTGCTGAAATATCATTGCCAATAAAAGCACTTAATCTATCCTTAGTTGCCATACTTGATACACCATAGGATTGAAGAACCTGTGTATATGAACGTTCTGCAGCAAGATACTCTGCAGCACCTAATACTGGTTTGCCTGCAGCAAAACGTGCCTTGTTTGCCGAAAATCTTGTTTGATATGCAACTGCTAGTGGGTCCTTGCTGTTAGGGTCTTGCATAATTAATTGAATAGTATCACTTGTATAACCCTTTTGAACCGCTTCAGTTACTGCCCCACTCAAGTCACCTAAACCATACGAAGAAAGCAATGCGCTAATTGCAGCAATTGCATCAATTTTTTTAGTATCTGTAGTTGGCGTCGTACTTAAAACGGGTGTTGAAGTTGATGCTCCAGTAGCAACAGTTCCGCCTGCTGGCTTTGGTTGAATTGCTCCAGTATTTGGATTAACCTCATAACCAAGTGCTGCTGCTTGAGTTTCTAATTTTTGCGTTTGTACATCTGCTCCAGCAAAGGCTTTTTCAAGCGCTGTTCGCATAATTGGGTCAGATATTTGCGAGACCAAACTTCTTGATTCTTCATAAGTAGGCTTGGCGGTAGCGGTAGGAATAGCCCCAGTTTTTATTATTTCCTGTGCTTGTTGTAAACCAGTATCAGCGTAAACGGCTGCCAGTGCTTTACGAACCGCTGCTTCTTCTGCGGACATTTTAGGGGTTGCCATTAGCCTGCCAATCCAAAGAATTTAGTTAAGTCTCTTGCTAAAGTACCAAGTTGGTCTTGAGCATTCTTTGTAAAACGCCATTTAGGGTCTTTGCGTAAAGAAATTTCATAGTCATATAACCCCATCAAGCCTTTAGGGTCTTTTGCCACACTCTGTAATTCTTTTAAGTCAATAGCATCTGCATCTTCTTCAAGTATATTTGCACGAGTTTGAAGATATGGACTAAGTAACTGTTTTACAGTATAACCTTTATCAATCTTATCTGCTAGTGCAGGAAAGTAAGTTTTGGCCTGTAGGTTAATTAAGTTAAGATTAGCCTTAAGTCTATCTGGAGTAATTGAAGATTCAATGGTAAGTTTTGTAAGAGAATCAGCGTTAAATGGTATACCATTATCAGCATAAGCATTCTTTAATGTTGTATAAGTAACACCAAAATTACCACGTTGAAGTAGTGCAGCAGCCTTAGTGTCACCAGCACTTGCTGCAATAGTTATATTGTTAGCATGTGTAGTTAAATACTTATTAAGTACATTTAAACGCTCTTGAGGAGATACTCCCTGATAAACAATATTTTCGTCTTTACCATAACGTTTTGTTGAACGTGACATTTGAAGTGCTTGAACTTCTTTAGTAAATGCATTAATTAATTCTTTGGGAGCATTTGTACCAAATAGGTTTATAAATGCAGTAGTAAACTCAGCAGTTAATTCTCCAGCAGTAGATACACTTGAAGAGGGTTTTGCTTCTGGATATATAACAGTACCTTGAGTACCAGTACCAGGAGTTGGTTTATCTGCATCTATAGCCTCAACCTTACTCTGGTCTTGACCAGCAGGTGGCTTCTCATTTGGCATTTCTGGGTCTGGATACCAGGAGACTAGTCCATCACCATCTTTATCTTGATAACTGCCTGACACTATTAATCTCCTATCAGAGGGCTAAGAATTGAGTTATAGAATATTGTTGCATTTTCGTTATCCTGGGACAACTTAACCAACAGTTCCTTGGTGTCAGCCCTAGTATCACGCTTAAATATATCTGCTCTATCTGAAGAACCTTGTACTCTACTAAGAGTAGCATTCATATCATCATATGCTGTAATCATAGCAGCAAAAGTTTCGCCGAGAGCCTTATTTGGGGCCTTGCCTGCCTTTAATAAAGCCTTCATATCATCGATTACTTCAACTCTGCGTCTATTACTCTCACCAGTAGGAGTTATTTGAACACCTAATAATGGATATGCAGTTAGTAATCCTTTTTGACGACTTGCCAACTCTTGTCTCCAGTAACGTTTTTCGTTTGGATTAGTTGCTGCTTGAATCTTAGGATTAAATTCATCATTTAAAGCGTAATATGCCATCCTAGCAGCAGTAGTTGCAGCCTCACGAATAAAGTTTTCTTTACCCTCTGCAACTGCTGGATTTAATGGTTGGTTAGATATAAAACCTTTGCTCTTTAGATAAGAGTATGAACTTAAATCAACGGTTCCGCTTACTGGGATAAAGAATGAACCAGCATCTCTATGTTCAATAAGTAACTTCTCATTCTTGCGAACAAAATCTTCGGCCTCAATTGTTTTACGGAATGAAGCAAATCCTGTAGTATCTCTAGCAAAGTTAGTGTAAACTAATTTAGATGGATAAAGTTTGGCAAAGGAAACAAGAGCCTTATTTAAGGCATTTGGTTGGCCTTCGTATTTCTTCATCATCTTTTGGAACTCAGAATCCCAGGTAAACACACCAGCATCAATAAGTTCTTTTGGAATTTCTTTTGTATCAAATGCTTGAATTGAAGCAATTGTACCTTGACCCATTATTAACTTTACAGCATCAATATTTCTGGCTTGGATTGCTACATTCTCATAGAATGATTGAAGGTCTTTTGCATTCGTTGGACCATTACCAGTCGATACCAACAACTTGATTGATTTCACTGCAGATGAAAATCTTGATTCGCTGTTTTCAGTTGAACCAGCAAGATAATTATAGGCACGTCTAACATTTGCTGGTGCTATTTTTTCCCAGGCTGGAGCATCTGGATTTAATGTACCAGTTATGCTTTGTTCGTAACCCTTTATATATTCACCAATGAATGGTAGGTTAGTCATAGCATCTACAGCAAGTGATGCTAATGGGTTAGAAAGAGTTGGGTTCCAAAACTCAGGGTCCAGAGATGGTGTTAACATCTTTACATATCCGCCAAAATTAACTGGCATTGGAGTATAGGATGTTAATCCCATTAATGATAAAGTTCTAACAATTGCGCCTGCAAATAGGTCATCACCTGGGTAGGTAAAATACTTCTGGCCTTTGTCATCCTCATGGATAAATCCAGAATCTTCAAATGTCTGGTTAAGGATTGCAAGACGTACCAGTCCACGCTTTTCGTATTTAACTAAACGTCCAGCACGGCGATAAAAATCTTCAGTTGCACGATAGTAACGACCAAGTGTACGTAGGCTATAAGCCAAATTAGTACGAACATCGCCATTATCAACGAATCCTAATGTTCTGTTACGAGCAAGGTTCATTGCGGTCTCATGTGCAGAAGCACGTGCTATCGAATCAGCACCTTCTTCACCAAGATTATTAGCCATAAGGCTCTTTTTGGTATTTGCTTCTGTTTTCATTAATTGCTTGCGGAACATAAAATAGTTTGCAAGAGTAATTGGTTCTCTGTCAAGCAAAGCAATTTGCTTACCCATCCAACCATAACCAGAGTTAATTGTTCTGTATATTATTTCTGGAGCATTTTTTCCAGTTAACGGAACAATTTCTCTGCCCATAAGAGTTTCTGGACGAGAATAAGGTTTATCTTTTGATATTTTTACTAAATCATCAATAGTAAAATTGTCCATGCCACCCTTATTGCGAATAGCGGTTACTAATTCCATATTAATACGGCCAGAAAAATCTCTTAATGCGTATGATGCATCAGCATAGATATGTGCTGCTAAACTTTCGGCGCCTTGTTCTGCATATATTGCAAACTTCCTAGCAATATCATTTCCTGGACCTTTAATGTAATCAACAAGTTTATTAATTACTACATCTTGTTTCTTGCCAATATTCCACAGAACAATATTTCCAAATTGACCATTTGGACGTCCAACTGTATTATTAAGTTCAAATAACCAGTGAAAAACCGCTTTATCGTTCATGCTTGAAAACTCGCTGAACTCACCTTTGAAAGAAAGTCCCTTTAAAGCCTCTTGATTTTGCACATTGAATCTTACAGATGGACCAAACTCTTTTAATGACTTAGCCATTTCTTCTGCTTCAGTATATGGACGCTCTGCCTTAACGGTTGCTCCATTAAGTTCATCAAGAACTTTATATCCTTCAAACTCTGCAAAGTCTCCAGCCCACTTGGCTGTATTTATGCCATCTTGTGTGTTAAGAAAAGAAGGTTTAAATTTACTTAAAAGCATAGAATGTGCAACTGCTTTATTAATCATTACTGGATTATCCTGCATTGCAATTTGTTGCTCTTTGCTATAATGTCTTCCAAAAATTTTATATACGTTATTGTAAATAAATCCTAGGTTTCTATCTTCTTTTTGGTTTCCAAGAACGGTTGTTTTTATTCCAGCAGGTCTTGCAGCACGAATTGCTCGAGACGCACGACGTCCTTTTAGATAATTTCCAAAGCCTTCTGCTCCAGCAATTACACCAAACATGCCAAGTTCTTCTACTGAAGAACGAAGTCCAAGACGTGGATAAAGGTTTAAGAAAGACCATCCATCAGCAAGCCCTTTGCTCCAAACACTGTTGGTGGCTTTGCCAAATAGAGAAGTAAAAATTCCGCCACGTTTTGCTATCTCACGCCACTCTGTAAAGTCAGGCAATGAACGATAATCGCTTAATTGGTACTGACGGATAGCACGAGGCGTACCATCTAAAGTTTGACCAGCATTAAATGTATCTAAGAATATGTTATCGGCAGTCGCCACATCGTCAATTTGATTGACTTCAATTTCTTTAATTTTGCCTTTAAGTTCTTTTTTAGTTTTTAATTCTCTACCAAGTCTTGCAGAAACAATTTTAAGTTCATCATCAATTGCATTAACACGGTCTAGGTCTCCAACAGCAAGTGCATCTGCCTTATCAGCCTTAAGTGCTTTAGAGCGTTGAGTATACTCAGCAATCTTAGCGTTTACAGAAGCAATAAGGCGGACAGCCTTGCCTTCTGCATTTGCTGTAGTAAGAGCCTCTTGCACTTTTTTACGTACACCTTTAGGTGTAGTAAGTGCAGAGCCACCTTTTATTGTTCTAAGAACATCTGCAAGGTCGCCTACATCAACAGAACTTTGGCTTGGTGAATAAAGTTCTTTTGACATGTCATCAAGTTTAGAAAGAGCAAGTCTACCCTCATTAGATAGGTTAAGTCCCATACCATTACCTAATGTTTTAAGTAAGCCCTTAAATATAAGAAGACGGTCACCCTCACTAGCATTTAACCAAATGGCCCGCATTTGGCCAGCAGATGTTTTGTCAAGAACTGTTCGTGCTAATCTAAAAATTTGAGTTGCGCTAGAAGCATCACTAATGCTAATGATTCGTTCATTTACTGGTGCGATTGCAAATGCACGAACTACTCTATCAATTTTAGCAAGTGTTGACTTGTCTTTTAATGTATATACCTTAGGGATACTAGTTTCTTCAAACCCTATTTTCTTTGCCCAAACTAATGGGTCTAAAGAAAATTGTTTAATAAATTCTTCTTGAGTTTTAGTTACATCAAGTGCCGAATAACGCTTAGTTCCTAAAGTATTAGCAACTATATCTTTGAACCAACTGTTTGCAGCACGAGTGCGACTCATGTATGGTACAAGGGTATCTTTACCAGCAATTCCAGTATTACCTGATAAAATTGCCGTAAAACGTTCACCATTTCTAAAGTATGTTAGAGCATCATCAGCGTTGCGAACATCGGCTTTAGCCAAATCATTAACTACATTAATATTGATTTCGGGAAATCTATCTTGTAAACGATTAAGGGCTTGAGCCTTAGTTGGTAAATCTCCATTACGGAATGTTTCAATTAACTTTCCTGCTTCGTCCCAATAATTGCGAACCTTAACCCTTGTAAACGCTTGCTCAAGAGGAATAGTGCCTTCGCCAACTTTGATAAATCCATATTTGGCAACCATTAGTCCACGATTTATTTTACCACCAATAATTAATGGGTCAAGAGCAAAAGTTACAGTAAAATCAATTGGTGCAGAGATAGCACTAAATAATGCTCTTGCTTTTCCATCACCTAAAACTGCTTGCTCATACTCGTGAGGTAATAATGAAATTATTGCACGGGCAGCATCACGTCCAGGACTTAGTTTAGATTTTTCAAATCTTGCTACAGCATTAGAAACTTCTTTAAGTGCTGCTTCGTCGCCACTTACATAACGATTGATTAAATCTAAAACTCCAGGGTTATCTTGATATTGCTCAAAATTCTCAATTAAGTCTTCTTTAGAAGCAAGTAATCTACCAACATATGAAGCAGCGGGAGTTAAATCTTTATTAAACTCAGCAACTGCTTTTTCGTCAAATACTCTATTTGGTGCAGCAGCCTGCTCCCAATATTTTCTCCATGTTGTAGAATCATCTGTTGGAAGAGCATCTTCTCCGCCAGGAAGTAATTCTTTAAATCCTTCTACAGTATATCTAAGTTGGGCTTTAATTGCGTTCTCACCCTCAGCAGCCGCTAAACTAGCAGCCATATAAGGTTGCTTAATTAACTTCTCTTGAGGGCGTACTAAAAGTTCTAGTCCCTTTTCAACTTTAGTAGCAGTCTTGCCACCAACTTCAGTCTCTGTAAATTCATTGTATAAACCTTTTACGCCACCAACAACCGCTTTACGAGCAGCCTCAAGTCCACCCAATGGACTAAATGTTGAAAGATTCTTAACGGCATCAATTGCTGTAGTTCCGCCACCATACCAAACAGCGCTCTTAACAGAGGATAGAATATTTCCTAAAAAACTTTTATCTTCTTTAGCATACTTTGGACTATAGATTGATGTCAGAGCATCACGAGTAACCTTGTCCATAGCCTGAAACTTTTTATAAGCATCTGCTTGGGAAAGTGATGTTAATTCATTGTGCTTGTTGCGTAGTTCAACCATTGCAGCAAGTTGATTAACTTCATTCTTTGGAAGAGCCTTCTGGGCAACAGCAGTTGCTATACCAGGAGAAGACTCAGCAATTTTAGTTAACGGTTTGTCCTTCTCGGCCATTAAAGACCTCGTGAGGCAACAAAGTTATAAAGGTCTTGTACTTCTCCCGTAGGGTCAATATCAATCATTGACAATAGGTGGCATCATAGCAGCAAGAGGATTTGCATTTGATGAAGAAGGTTTATTTGGTCCAGCCATTGGCGCACTTTGTTGTTGTGCCATAGTTGTCTGTCCTTCACCATATGGAAGGCCTGAAATGTAACGTGCAGGTTGTGTTCCTGATTGTCCCGCTCCACCAGTTGCTGATACATTTGCAGGATTGTTCTGTGGTGCAGTTGGGCGGTACCCGCCTCTGTTCTCTGCCATAGTTCCTCCTACTTAATTTTTCTAGGTTGTTCTTTTGATATATATGGACCTGCTGTAAATGCTGTAAGTTTAGATGCAATTTCCATTGCTTCGTATGCATCTGCTCCAGCATATAGAGCGCCTAGTGCGTATGTAGCACCAGAGCCTGCAGCGTATACTCCATCTGCAGATTTGCTTATTGATAACTCTTGGTCGACATCAAATATCTCTCCACCAACAGCCATAATAAATTGAAATCTATTTTCTTTTGTATCTTCTTCAAAGTTATAACCATTCTCTGCCATACACTTACGCAAAGAAGGCATAGCCTTCACAATCATAAAATGATATAAATCTTCTCTGTCTTGCTTAGTTGGAACTGGTGGTTCCCAGATATGTTGTGCAATATCGCAAGGAAGTGTTTCTCCAGAACCAGCAATTAAAAACATTCCATTCTCAGAAATCTTCTTAACTTCAGGATGAGAATAAATTCTACCATCAGCATCAGTAGTCTGACTGTCAGCAACTATGAAACAGCGGTCTTTATGTTCTATTCCTATAATCGTTGTCATTGTCCCCTACTTAGTTGTTAGGCCTTAGTTACTACTCTTCCGCCTGCTTTTCCACTTGCGGTTAAACTTGAAAGAATTGTTTGAATATCTGGTGGTGCAGTTGGTGCAGTCATTGGTTCACCTTGAGGAGGACCTCCTACTGGTGCGCCAGCGGGAGCAGGGGACGTTTGCTCAACCATAGTGCTAGGGGCCTCAGCAGGAGGAACTTGTTGCTGTGGAGCAAAGGTAGCCTCAATAGCATCTTCCAATGCTTGTCCCTTTTGGCGTGCTTTGATTACGGCAGCAATCTTTCTTACGACTTCAGAAGCATCCTGTCCCTGCGTAGCCATCTGTGGTATTGCTTGTGTATAAGCGGTTAGAGAACCTAGTAATGCTGCTCTCATATCTTCAATTTCAATTTTCTCAAGTTCCTGTGTTACGTTAACAGTAAATGGCAACTCACGCATAGCCATATCCTTAGAGATTAACTTGCCTCCAAGAGCCTGTAGCATAAAGATAAGACCTTGGGCTGGGTTAAGACCAGCAAGCATTCCGTAACGGACATCTGCTGAGTAATCGTTTTTGATGTCTTTAGTTGGCTTGTATGTGATTTCATATGGTGAACCTGAATCTACACCACGAATAGTTTTTTCTTCTGGGAAGATTGTTTCATCAATTTCAAAACAGATACCAATAACATCACGTAGTGCTGCTGCAAAGATTGCTTGGGCTGATTTAACCTGTGTATCAAATGCTCCCATAAGAGCCTGTACACCTTGACCAGTAACGATAGATGCATCAATGTTTCCAGTACGTCCTTCTGGATAACGAGCACCAACTCTAAGTTCTTGGTTAAGTAAATTCTGTTCTGTAAATGCGCCTTGTGGTAGTGTAAGTTCCACACGTCGAACACCCGCTGGGTTGGCAGTACGGATAACCGCATCGCCACCCAACTGGAGTTCTTGTACATCTTGTGGAAGTACAATTGGTGCCTGTACTGATTTCTCCGCTGCT